GAAGTGGGCAGTGAAATGGGCGATATAGCTCCTGGCTGGCATCTGCGTCCGTGGATGAGTCCTGCGCGCAGGATCGTTCCTGTTCGGACCCGAGAGTACCAACCATCTTCACCAAGTAACACAGCCACGACTACTACACAAGTACTTCATGCTGGATCGTCTGACGATCCGCCCGCGCCCGTGGTCCGATCCCGCCCACGCAAGTGATCAGGTCGTAGAGGAACCAGATCACGGCGACGATGACGACGACCGCGACGACGATGCGGATGATCTGCATGGCGACATCGCCGGCCCAGCCGAGCCAGCTGAGGACGATGGGGAGGAGGATCATCAGGATGGCGACCGCGCCGCACACGACGACGAGCCACACGAGGGTCTGCACCAGCCAGAGCGCGGAGAAGCACATGCTGCCGCCCGATCAGGTCCCCGCACCCTTTTAGCACGTCGGGCTGTCAAGGAACATTCCTCACACAACCCGCCCCTAATGTTCCTCCGGTTCCGCTGACACTGCTGACACTGCTGACAGTTCTCCCCCTGTTCTGCCACGCCCGGTGTGCCTGCGCGGATAGCGCACCTAATTTCTGTGTTGACTTCCCCCTGTGTCCGGATCGTGGCATGATTGCGGCGATTACCGGGAAGAGTCCGAATGCCGTTTAGAACCAACAAGTTCCATGCGGTGAAGGCGCGCATTGACGGCCATGTCTTCGACAGCCGGGCCGAGGCGCGCCGCTATGGCGAGCTGACCTTGCTGCAGCGGGCCGGCGAGATCCTCGGCCTCGAGATCCACCCGCGCTTCAACCTCGTGGTCAACGACGTCCATGTCGGCCACTACAAGCCGGACTTCAGCTACCAGCAGACCCGCATCGGCGACGCCTTGCCGAACCTCGTGGTCGAGGACGTGAAGAGCGCGCCGACCCTGACCGAGGCGTCGGCCTTGCGGATGCGCCTGTTCTCGGCGATCTACGGCATCCCGGTGACCATCATCGGCAGCGCCGCCCGGCCGCGCAGCTTCGGCAAGAAGCCGAGGAAGCGGAAAGCCGCATGACGGCCGAGGTCGCGATCATCACGCCGACCCTCTGGCGGCCCGAGCTCGAGCAGGCGATCGCGTCGGTCGCCCAACAAACCTATCCCTGCACGCATATCGTGGTCTGCGATGGGGCCACGTCCTTCGCCGAGTACTGCCTGCTCCGCAACCGGTTCCCCCGCGTGCGGTTCGCCTACTGGCCGGCGAAGGTTGGTGGCGGAACCTGGTACGGCAATCGTATCATCGCGGCCGCGCCGTTCCTGACGACCGCGCCGTTCATCGGGTTCCTCAATGACGACGACTGGTTCCGCAGCGACCACGTGGCCAACCTCGTCAAGCTCATCGAGGAGGACGGCCTCGACTGGGCCTACTCTCACCGTTCCATCCATCAGCCTGATGGCACATACGTGTTTGAAGATCGATGCGAAGCTCTTGGCGAAGAGCACGAAGTTTGGAACATGCCCGGTCATCGTTTTGTCGATACGTGTGCCGTCATCGCAAAGACGCACGTCTTCCGAACTGTTGCTCCTATATACTGCTCCGACGCCTTCGGGCGGGATCGCGACGCTTATCAGCTTCTGAGCAAGCTCTTTCCCAAGTTCAAGGGGGTGACCAAGCCGACCGTGTGCTTTCGTGTCGGCTCGTCGCCAAACTCGGCCACGCTCTCCTACTTCGCGGCAGGCAATGACCTGATGCACCGCAAGTACGGCGACACCATGCCATGGGAATCCGATGAGCAAGAACTATTACAATCCGAGGCAGATCCCGCAGGATGAGATCGACCTCATCGTCGAGTTGTACAACCAGAGCTGGCCCCTTCAGCGCATTGCCGAGCATGTCGGCAGGACGGCGTCGACGGTCAAGCACGTCATGGCGCGCGAGCGATCACGCGAGAGAGAGCGGCGTGCGAGAGAGATGCACAGCCGGGAGCAGCACGAGGAGCGCACGCTCGAGCGGCTGATCCACCTGGTGACCTACACCGTGGAGAAGCGTCACCCCGCCATCAAGCCGCCGACGCTCAAAAGCGACTTCATCAAGCCGCCGACCATGGCGCAGCTTATGGGACGTAAGTGACCGGGTTCAGCCTCGAGCGCTTCTACCGCTTCTGCCGCGCATTGCAGATCGAGACCAAGGAGCAAGGGCTGCGCTCGCTGTGGCCCCTCATGGGCTCGCAGCAATATGTGATGAGCGAGATCGGCAAGGGCATCGAGGACGACGTCCACTTCTTCGTGGTGTTGAAGGCCCGCCAGCTTGGGATCACCACCGTCACCCTGGCGCTCGACCTCTACTGGAACTTCACCCATCCCGGCCTGCAATCGACCTTGGTGACCGACACCGAGGAGAACAGGGACATGTTCAAGTCGACCTTGGGCATGTACATCGCCGGCCTGCCCAACGCCTACAAGATCCCGGTGCTGGCGCATAACCGCAACCTCCTCGAGCTCGCCTCGCGCTCGCGCCTCTTCTATCAGGTGGCCGGGCTCCGATCGAAAGGATCATTGGGTCGTGGCAAAGGCATCACCTATCTCCACGGGACCGAGACTTCCTCCTGGGGCGACGAGGAAGGCCTGGCTTCGCTGCTGGCTTCTTTGGCTGAACAGAACCCTGCCCGCCTTTATGTCTTCGAGTCGACGGCGCGCAGCTTCAACATCTTCTACGACATGTGGACCACCGCCAAGCGTGCTCATACCCAGAGGGCGATCTTCTGCGGGTGGTGGCGCAACGAGTTTTACGCGGCTCCGCACGACAGCCCGATCTACCAAACCTACTGGGACGGCCGCTTCACCGCCGAAGAGCGCGACTGGACCCGAGACATCAAAGCCCTCTACGACTACGACATCACGCCGAACCAAATCGCCTGGTGGCGCTGGAAGACCGTCGAAGGGCTCCGCGACGAAGCGCTGATGTATCAGGAGTTCCCGCCGACCGAGGACTACGCCTTCATCATGACGGGCACCTCGTTCTTTTCGACCGCGCGCTGCACCGAGGAAGCCAAGACCGCGGTCAAGACCCGGCCCGATTGCTACCGCTACGAGTTCACGACGGAGTTCCACCAGCTTACGGTCGCCAAGACCACCGAGCGGCTGGCGACCCTCAAGGTCTGGGAGGAGCCGGTCAAGGACGCCTACTACGTGATCGGGGCCGATCCCGCCTACGGCTCCTCCGACTGGGCCGACCGCTTCTGCATCTCGGTGTTCCGCTGCTACGCCGACGGCCTCGACCAGGTCGCCGAGTTCAATACGTCGGAGTGCCTGCCGCACCAGTTCGCCTGGGTGATCGCGCATCTCGCCGGGGCCTACGGCAACTCGGTCTTGAACCTCGAGGTCAACGGGCCGGGCCAGCCGACCATCACCGAGTTGAAGCGCATCAAGCAGAAGGCCTCGATGCTCGAGGGCGCGCAGGGCCACGATCTCTGCAACGTCCTCGCCGGCATGTCGCACTACATCTGGCGCAAGCAGGACTCGATGTCGGGCCCGACCATGTCGCTGGGCTGGCTCACCACCGAGGGCAGCAAGGAGCGGATGCTGGCCTACTTCAAGGACTACTTCGAGCGCGGGATGATGAAGGTGCTCTCCATGGAGTTGCTCGAGGAGATGAAGACGGTGATGCGCCACGACGGGCGGCTGGGCGCGCCGGGGCGCGGCAAGGACGACCGGGTCATCGCCGCGGCGCTCGCTTGCGCCGCCTTCTCCGAGCAGGTGCAGTCGAGCCTGATCTACGCCAAGAAGACGCGCGCCGAATCGCGGGTCGAGATCGGCAAGACCGCCATGGAGATCGGCACCAACAAGAGCGTCAGCAAATGGCTGAAGGCGATCGGCATCTATGCCGACGAGGGCGCGCGGCGATGAGCGACGAGACCACCACCTGTTCCCGCTGCTGGATGCGCTTCATCATCGGCGAGAAGCCGAGCGCCAGGGCGGAAGGGCTTCGCTGTCCGGTCTGCCAAAGAGCATTCTGGGCCGCCGAAATCAGTCAGTACAACGCCGACGGCGGCCACTCGGGCTCGCTGATCCGATGCGGCGTGGAGTCACGATGATCGAATACACCAAGGAAGCCTTGATCCAGTTCGAGAACGACATCGCCGTTCTGTGGGAAGCGGGCGAGCTGCCCTACCTCATGCACCTCTCGGGCGGCAACGAGGACTGGCTGATCGACTTCTTCAAGCGCAACGTCGAGGACAACGACTGGGTGTTCTCGACCCATCGCAGCCACTACCACGCGCTGCTCGCCGGCATCGACCCGTGGAAGCTCAAGGTGAGCATCCAGAAGGGCGACAGCATGTTCATCTTCGACCGCGAGCATCGCTTCTTCACCTCGGCGATCCTCGCCGGCACGTGCGCCATTGCCGCGGGCGTGGCCCAGGCGATCAAGGACGAGGGCTCCGACGAGGAGGTCTGGTGCTTCGTCGGCGACGGCGCGGAGGAGGAGGGCCACTTCGCCGAGGCCGTGACCATGGTGCAAGGGCACAACCTGCCCTGCACCTTCATCATCGAGGACAACGACCGCGCCTCCGAGACCACCGTGGTCGAGCGCTCGGGCGGCTTCCGCTTGCACTGGCCCGCTTGCGTCGTCCGCTACAACTACGTCCCGACCTATCCGCATGCGGGCAACGGCACGCCCAACCAGATCGTGTTCAAGCCGCGCTGATGTACACCATCGTGACCCATAACAACTATCATCTCGGTGACAATACGATCCACCTCTCGTACCTGCGCCGCGTCGCGCAGCAGAATCCCGACACCCACTTCCGCCACGGGGCGCACAAGCCCTATCTGAAGCAACTCGAGTTGATGGTGGAGGACGTTGGTAACATTGAGCTTTTCGATGCGGGCAAGGCCCCGCCCGGCTCGATCGACGTATGGAAGAACCGCAACGGCGGCTTCTACGGCCACCCCAAGCGCAACGACTGGATCGGTTTTCATCTCGAGTTCTTCGACAAGCTGTCCAAAGATATTGGCGTCAATAATCCGATCAAGTCGCCCAACGATCTCTTGATGGATTGCCCGGCGATCAACCGCGCGGTGCCGCACAGCTTCGACTTCCTCGTCATCAACTCGCCGCCGCAGAGCGGGCAGATCTCGGTGCAGGACTTCGACCCGCTGATCGGCAAGCTGATCGATTGCCGCTACCGCATCGTCACGACCGCGGGCAGCGGCTACGACGTGCCCTGCACCATGCCGCTGCCGGTGACGGCGATCGGCGCGATCTCGCTGCGCTGCCGGTTCATCCTCGGCAACGCCACCGGGCCGGTGTGGCCGACCTTCAACGTGTGGAATCGCCACAGCGTCGAGCTCCGGCTGCTGCTCCTCGAGCCCGAGCGCATCTACTTCCCGAATGTCGAGCACGTCTCCTCGGTCGCCGAGGCGCTCGAATCGCTGGAGGACCGGGGACTGATATGACCTACCGCGAGGACATCACGGCCGCCAACCTCAGCCTCGCCGAAGACCCGATGCGGCGCTTCGTCGGCTATGGGCTGAGGCGCGGCCGCGCCTACGGCACCTTGGCCGGCGTCGCCGAGGAGCAGATCGTCGACACCATCATCGCCGAGAACCTGATGCTGGGCATGGCGATCGGCATCTCGCTGAAGGGCTACCAGCCGCTGGTGTTCTTCGAGCGCATGGACTTCATGGCCAATGCGTGCGATGCCATCGTCAACCACCTCGACAAGATCGCGACGATCTCGCGCGGCGAGTTCATGCCGGCGGTGATCATACGGGCGGTGGTCGGCAACACGATGAAGCCGCTCTATACCGGCGCGCCGCACACGCAGAACCTGATGGAAGCGTTCCGCCACATGACCAAGGCGCTGTCGATCTGCGACCTGCACGTCCCGCGCACCGACATCCGGCAGACCTACTGGCGGGCGGCGCAGCAGCAGAAGAAAGGGATCTCCACGCTCATCGTGGAGCACAAGGATCTGTTATGAAGCACAACCGCTACAGCGATATGAAGATCGCGCATTTTCCCGAGAAGCTGCAGGCGCTGCTCGCGGGCCGCATCACCGCGCCGATCTATGTGCGGGTGAAGCCGATCAACCTCTGCGACCACGCCTGCTTCTTCTGCGCCTACTCCACCGGCTTCCGCAAAGGCGACCGCGCCAACCACATCCAGAGCGGGATGCACAAGGAGATGCACGAGCAGGACGTGATGCCCGCCGAGAAGATGCACGAGATCCTGGATGACTTCCATGACATGGGCGTGAAGGCCGTCACCTATAGCGGCGGCGGCGAGCCGCTGATGCACACCCACATCGTCGCCTTCATGGAGAAGACCCTCGAGCACGGCATTGATCTCTCGATCATCACCAACGGGCAGATGCTGGTGAAGCGCCGCGCCGAGGTCCTCGCGCATGCCAAATGGGTGCGGGTGTCGATCGACTACACCAGCGCCGCCGAGATGGCCGCCTCGCGCGCCGTGCCCGAGAAGAACTTCGCCATGGTGCTGATGAATTTGAAGAAGTTCGCCGCCATGAAGGACGAGGGCTGCGACCTCGGGGTCAACTTCATCGTCCACCAGAACAACTACCACCGCATCGCCGAGTTCGCCGGCACGCTCAAGGATCTGGGCGTCGAGAACGTGCGCTTCTCGCCGATGTGGGTGCCGCAGATCGCCAGCTACCACGCGCCGATCCTGAAGGAGGTGCAGCGCCAGATGGAGCGCGCCCGCGCCCTGATCGACGAGCGCTTCTCGATCAACTCGACTTACGACGTCGAGTCGGAGTCGCACTCACCGATGCGCGCCTACACGCATTGCCACTACATGCAGGTCGTGCCGGTGATCGGGGCCGACCAGGTGGTCTATGCCTGTCACAACACCGCTTATGCGAAGCACGGCGCGATCGGCTCGATCAAGCATCAGAGCTTCAAGGATCTGTGGTTCAGCGACGAGGCCAAGGCCGTGTTCGAGGGCCTCAACCCGCAGCACGTGTGCAAGCACCAGTGCGCCAACGATTCAAAGAACAAGCTGATCCATCAACTGGCCGAGGCCGGCGCAGACAACTTCGTGTGAGAGGAAGTCATGGCGATCCTGCGCGTCTATCTCTGCCCTAAGCACGGCGTCAGCGAATGCTTCGACGACGAGCCGCGCTGCCGCATCAAGCGGTGCAAGGCCGATCTGCAGGAGATGATCGCCTCCCCAGCCATCATCCATCGCTCGACCAAACGCACCGACGCCACGGTCGCGCAACTCGCCGCCGACTACAAGATGACAGACGTCAAATCGACGCGCGAGGGCGAAGCCCAGAAGGGCGGGGAGCAGAAGGGCAAGGGCGTCCTCTGGGGCCAGATGGGCAAGGTCGGGCTCGACCAGATCGTCAAGGGCGGCCCGCCTCGCCCTATCCACGACGAGCCGGTTGGTTTACAACGGAGCCAGATGGGGACCTTGTCCGGCCCGCTTGACCGCGGGGTGATCGTCCGGCGCGATCACGAGAACCTCAAGATCGATAAATGAAGATCCCCAAGGACCTCAAAGACCGCGAAGACTTCTACAACGATCTCGTCCAGAAATGCCTCGTCTCGCGCGAGGAGCGCCGCAACGACTACGCCATCATGCGGAGCTACTACCTCTTCGGCTGCTCCCCGACCGAAAACCCCGCGCTCTTCAACAAGATCAACCCCCACCTCGAGCAGGTCGCCAGCTTCCTCTACTCGTCGGAGACAACCCGCTTCTCGATCAATCTCGGCGCGACCGCGCCCGAGGGCGAGGCGCAGAAGATCCCGGCCCTGACCCACGGCATCAACGACCGCTGGCTCGACAGCAATGCCGACATCGTCTTCGGCACCGCCCTCACCTGGTCGCTCGCCTTCAACTCGACCTTCGTGAAGCTGGTCAACCGCAACAAGCAGATCCTGCCCTACATGGTCGATCCCGGCTCGGTCGGCGTGCTGCGCGAGGACATGCCGGTCACCGACCGTCAGGAAGCCTTCGTCCACACCTACTACATGACCAAATCCGACCTCTACGACCGGCTCTACAGCCACCCGCACCGCCAGCGCATCATCGACGAGATCACCGCCTCCGAGAAGACCGAGCAGGCGATCCCGACCGGGGTCGACCGCATCATCATGAGCCAGGTCAACCCGTCGATTTACGGCAACGTGAACATGAATCTCGAAGGCTACAGCCGCTACCGGGCGACCGTCGCCGAGCCGGTGGTCGAGATGAGGGAATTGTGGGTCTGGAACGACGAGACCATGGACTATCAGGTCGTCACCCAGGCCGAGCCCGAGGTCGTCATCTACGATCGCGAGGGCGAGAAGCTGTTCCTGAAGGGCGAATTGCCGTTCATCCAGCTCTGCCCCGACCCGCTCTACGATTATTACTGGGGGGCGAGCGAGGTCCATAAGCTGGTGCTGCTGCAGGATGCCCGCAACAAGCGCGTCCTCGAGATCATGGATCTCCTCTCCAAGCAGGTGAACCCGCCGACCGCCTTGATGGGCTTCACCGGCCTGCTCGACGAGAAGAATTTCACCCTCAACCGGGCCGGCGGGCTGCTCGCCACCGACATGCCCACCGCCAAGGTCGAGCGTCTGGCTCCGAACATCCCCGAGGATGTGTTCCGCGAGATCGAGCAGATCGACCGCATGTTCGAGGAGGCCTCCGGAATCAACTCGATCCTCGCCGGCCGGGGCGAATCCGGGGTCCGATCGGCCAATCAGGCCTCGCAACTGGCCCGTCTGGGCTCCTCGCGCATCAAAAAGCGGGCCCTGATCATCGAGGACGCCCTCGAGAAGATGGCCACGCTCTATTTGAAGCTGATGCAGCGCTATGACGACGCCAAATTCAGGGACGAGGTCGGTCTCGCCTTCATTGCCGAGCAATTCACCAAGGATTTCACGGTAAAAGTCGACGCGCACAGCAATTCGCCGGTTTTCATGGAAGATTTGCGCCAGATGGCGTTCAATCTCCGCAAGGTCGACGCGATCGACAACGAGGACCTGCTGGAACTGCTCGACATCCCCGGCAAGCAGCTGCTGAAGGCCAAGCTGAAGAAGCGCGAGGCCGCCAAGGCCGCCATGCCGCAGCAACCGCCGCCCAAGAAGGGCAAACCCGATCTCCAAGAGGTGAAATGATGGCCAAGTCGATCAGCAAGCGCTCCGACCAGCCTCGGGTCAGCGCGAAGCAAATGGCCAAGGGCAAAGCGCCCGCCAACCTCGCTTTTCGCACCACCGGAATTCGCAGCATGGGCAAATCGGCGAAAGCCAAGAAACCCGGCCGCGCTTAGGGGACTCCTCTAGACCGGAAAGGAGCAGGCAATGATGAAGCGTGAACGCCGCGGCCGTAAGAAACGCCGCTAGTAGTTGTTAACCCCTAGCGGGGTTACTCCTCTCTACCCATCGTCCCACGAGGGGCAGGACGTAAAATAAAGCCCCTCCGCAATTATTTCCCAAATCTGGTACGTGGGACGTTCATTCCATCCATTCCTGGGTGTAACGCGGTAACTCGACACCGTTTTACAGCCGGATGTGGCACGAATGCCCGACGTCTCCAATGCCGCCGTGATGAACCAGCTGCGCCAGAGCGGCCCAGGCGGCAATGGCCCGATGGGCAGTCCTCCGGGTGGGCTGGCCTCGTCCACGCCGCCGATGACCGCGCCGATGAGCACGCCCGAGCCGCAAGAGGGCGGGGCCGCGAATGCCAGGGTCAAGGCCGCCCAGGCGCTCGACCTGCTCGAGTTGTCGCTGCCGGATTTCGGCTCCGAGAGCCCTGACGGCCAGGCGGCCCTCGCCGCGATCAAGGCGCTGCACCGCATCGTCGGACAGAAGCGCGGCCAGATCGACGAGCTCCAGCCGACCGAAGCGCGCAACCTGCTCCAGAATTTGCCGCATGGCGGCGGGGCTCCTCCGGGCCTCGGCGCGATGGCCGGCCAACCGCAGATTCCAGGTCTTGGCGGTTCCTCTCCGATGCCTGGAGCGCCGCCTGCATCACCCCCATCCCCCATGGGCGGCGCACCCACACCACCACCGCCGGGGGGAGCACCCCCGTCACCACTAGGAGGCATGTAATGGCCGAAGGTCTCTTCAAGCCCCGCGGCGCGCAGACCGTGCGCCGACCGACCGACAACACGCAGCAGAACGGGCGCGTCATCAACCCGCCGCGCCTCGCGCAACTCGGCGGCCTCAGCAGCACCAGCAAGGCCATGTCGAAGAACAACATGGGCATCAAGCGGCCCGGCGACGGTCAAAAAATCATATAGCGAGGCTAACCGATGGCGAATCTCGAGGACTACTCCCAAGAGGCGCGCGACGAGCTCGCCAAGCTGATGCTCGACCTGTCCGAGAACATCGAGACCCGGCCGACCACGCTGCGCGACGTCCGCAAGGTCCGGCCGAACATGCCGATCCCCGAGATCGACACCGACAACAAGCTGCAGGCGATCAACGCCCAGGCGGCCAAGCGCATCGACAGCCTCGAATCGAAGCTGCGCGAGCGCGACGCGACCGAGGAATTGCAGCGCCGCCGCAACAAGCTCGCCGAGCGATTCGGCAAGGACAATGTCGAGCAGATCGAGAAGATCATGCTCGATAAAGGCATTCAGTCACACGACACCGCGGGCGACTACTTCGATTGGATGCGGCAGGCGCAAGCGCCGACGCCGTCGTCCTTCTCGCCCAACGTGATGGACAAGTCGACGAGGGAGGGGCTGAAGAGCTTCTTCACCAATCCGCAACTGCACGCCCGAGAGGTCGCGCATCAGGCGTTGCAGGATTTGAAGAAAGCCAAGCGCTGGGCCTGAAGGGCGAAACAGGGGACCTTTAGGAGAAAGAAATGCCGATTGGCGGCGGATTGCTTCCAGGTACTGGCTCTACACAGTACAACGAACTGACCTACATTACGCGCCGGGCCTTCATCCCGAAGATGGTGGTGCAGATCTACAACAGCACCCCGTTGCTGGCGGCGATGATCGCCAACTCGCAGACCGCGACCGGCGGCGTCTCGAGCGTCACGGCTCCGGTGCAGGGCCAGACCTTCACCAATGCGCAATGGTCCGACTACTCGGGCTCGTTCGCGCAGCCGATCGTGCAGCAAGGCGCGTTCAACGCCGAGTTCAATTTGAAGCTGATGATCTGCCCGGTGCCCTTCCTCGGCATGGAAGGCGCGGTGCAGCAGGATCACGCGATCATTCCGCTGATCGAAGCGCGCATGAACGATGCCACCAACAACATGATGGATGGCATGGCGACGGCGCTTTACAACAACACCACCAACAGCCAG